ATCCGGCATACCATAATAATCAGATTTTGGGTAATAACTCTTAATATGAATCAAGCTGTTAAGCTCTGGATTTTTTGGTTTTGCGTAAAAGTCATTGAACTCAACAATCTGCGATTCATTTCTTAATTGCCAGTATCCGGTTTTATCTTTTTTCTTCCGGACCGTGTAAGCCGGTACATGATATATGTTCTGGATCTCCCCCTTATTATTTTCATCGATCTCTATGAACGCATTGCCGAAAGCCTCATAATCAATCATAACCCTGTAAACGATATTAGAAAAACTCTGTCTTTTATCGTTTGGTCTTTTCAGGAACTCTTTCAGCTTTTTGTAATTCTTGCTGTTTTCATTGATCTCGGTCCCATCGGTCGGAACAATTCTATGACCGAGGCCGCAAGTGGATTTCGCTTTGATATTGCAACAACGGTAGTGCCAGGTATTCAGCTCATACAAAGAAGCCAGGTTTGAGACGTCGAAAGGTGTTTGTATATAATCGTCTATTTGAGACTCTTCAAAGGGGTCCTGAACTTTCTTCGACTCTTTGCTTATATGAATGATATCAACATCTTTTATGACCTGAGATCGCTGATTTGAGCGTCTGGGCTTATTCATAGCTATACACCACTTTCTTAAATTCGATCGTTCCGTGATAAGCCAGTATTTTATGAGCGCCTATTTGCACGTGACTGATCCGCCCTTCGGTGATATCGATCCTGGAGTAACCACTGACTTCAAAGATCTTTTTTACAACGCTTTCTCTCAGAGCTTCAAAATCGCTTTCTGATGTGTTTGACAGTGCTAACACGTAAAAATCAACACTCAACGTGTAATTATAAATATTCCCGTTGTGAATATTCCGCTGGTAAGTCTCTCTGGGTTCATCTAACACAAAAGCCGGGTATTTCGCCACTTCATCGGAAGATGTCCAGGTTGTATACTGAAGCTCCGGTACCTCTTCGACTTTTGTTACGATTTCCTGTAATTTTGTTATCATAGATACCCTGAGTCTTTAATAGCCTGAGCTATTCTGCTCGCGGCCCGTGTTTTTTCCTGGTTAAACACCAGCTTGAGGAACGGATGGGCTTTCGTACCCTTCTTTGCGATCGATCTCGATACCGCGTAAGCCGTCCCCCGGACATCGATCGGGTCGAATTTCAACTTAACCCATCGCTCGATTGCGCTTCTTTTAGGCCAGTGTGGTTTGGTCCCTTCGTGAACATAGACCGCATACTTCGTGTTAACACCGACACGTATAACAATCTTGTTCATGTATTCGGTCACTTTATGCGTCACGCTTTTACGCATATCGCCGGTGACATTCAGATCCATTTTATTGATCTGTTTTACCACCAGGGCTTCAAGCTCAAGAGCGTAGTGTCTAGCGCCGAATTTAATCAGTTCATTACTGGACTTTTTCAGCGCGTCCTTGACTTCCCGGGGTGTCAGTAATCTTTTAGCCATTAAATTATCTCGAATCCCATCGATCCTAACACCTGATCAATTTCTTCAGCGTCAGCATCGATATATGCAGACATTTCATTATAGGCTTCTTTTTTATAATAAGATGCCAGTTCCATAATTTGATTCGGGGTATAAAGGCGGGTCTCACTATCATTAAATCCAATACTTTGCACAAACCCGCCTTCCACCGATGCTCTTTGATTCAGGACCGGCAACGCATAAGACAGGGCCAGTAAGGTTTCGCCCATCTGGATCCTCTTCGATCTCAGTTCAGGATCGCCGCCGCCGAGATCGGTCTCGATATCGGTGTAATCAGAGAACAGCACTTGTACAGCCCAGGATGCTCTTGTCATAAACGGGCTAAGCGTTTCATCTGTTATCTGCTCGACTAGATTACCGTTTTCTCTAACCATGCTACCGGTCGTAAGCATCTTAACCCTCTTTTACTTCGATTTCGACTTTAAACTCCTCGAAAGACCGTTGGATCCTCTCCGGCAGTTTCTTATACTGCTCTTCCGTGTAAACATCGCCTTTCTGAACAAAAAGCTTCCTGTGTACATTGATGTGATTGGCTAGCGCCCTGTATTTTTTAACCGGAGCACTTTTTGTTTTCGGTTTGGATTTGGTCTTAGAACTTGTACTTTTTGCCGTACTTGGAGACGATTTTGATTTGTTTTCCGGAAGTTTATCAGTGCTGATCGTGTTGGTCTTGTCAGTAGTGCCCTCTGCCATCTTTAACACCTCTACTGTTTTGGTAAGTTAAAAAAGAAGCGCCTTACAGGATTTCAGGTCCCGCAAGACGCTGTTGTATTAATCAAGGAGACCTATGTTCTCTTAGGTGTTATCCGTATGATCGGCCACAACAACCGCGTCAGATACCGCGTAATCCGCGTCAACTTTAGCGGTCAGCGTGTACTCGATCAAACGAGGACGCTCTTGAACCTGACGGCCTACACGCATAGAGCGTCCCAAGCCGACATACAGATTCTTATAGGGCGTTACCATGAAATAGTTGGTCCCCCAACTCGGAACGCCGACTACCGGATGACCTTCAAAGGTCGGGATTTGTCCGGTGGTCAGGAGTTTATCCCCGATGTCCTGCCGGTCAGCGATCACGTCACGTGCATAAGCACGAGCTTTAGCGATCGAACATAAGATTGGAACCTGGGAAGGATTGGTCTTCCATTTATCGGGCATGGCATCGAGAAGCGCCGGGAATACCGTACCGATATAATCGGTAGAGCTGTTCAGGCCGGTTACGACGTGTGCGCTGCCATCGGCAAGCGCGGTCTGGATCCAGCCGGTTAGAATAATCAGAAACGTTCCGGTAACACCATCACCATTAGTGGCGAGATCCAGGAGATCATTGGCAAACGCTTTAGCGAAAGCCTGGTTTATGGAAGCTTCGGCATTTCCACCCTCGATATTTTCCTCCAGGAAATTGAAAGTAATATCATATGGATAGATCACTTCCACCGTGTTCAGGGTCCGGCGCGGCATGGTAGCGGCAACCAGGTCGGTCGGAGCGGTATGCTCGACTGCGGCCTGCATCTGACGAGCGGCTACAGCGATCGCGTCCATGTGATACGTACTGGCTTTCATCGGTTGGAAAGAAACTTTGTTAAAGAGCCAGGCTTCATCTTTAACCGTTTGAATGAACTTTTTTGCCTGCTGTGCGGTCAGCTGACCACCCAGGGCAGTATCGATTTCATTTGCCTTCTGGATATTTCTAACCAGGGCTTCTATTTCTTGACGTGTCAATTTAAACCTCCGTGTATTTTCATAAATCTATTAATCTTAAAATATAAAAACTTCCATGTTAACCTTCCGTCCGTGTTTTAAACCCAGATATTTTCAGCGCCGTCGTTATCCTTCGGGTCCTCTTGACCGTCTGCGGACTGTTTCCCCTTGCTGGCTTTTTCCACTACTTCCAGCCGGTCTTCCAGGGGCTTCAGGTCTATGGGTTCCGGGATATCCAGCTCTTCCACAGACTTTTTCAGTTCTGTGTTAGCCGTTTCCAACTCTGCTATTTTGTCATTAAGGGGCTTAATGGCCTTCTCAATGGCCTCTTGTACTTGTTCGATAGTCAAGGTGTCGTCCTCCGCTTTGGTTAATTTGAGTGCTTTTGAAAGCTCCTGAACTACAGTTTTCAGCTCTGTCAGGATATTAGACTTCTCAAGCTCTTCCGTCTCAGCACTACCGGCCATACTGATACCGGTAATTTCACCGCTTTTAATCAACTCCCAAGTTCCCCGGTCTTCGACCTTGATGCCGACCGCCCAGGAACCAATCTCACTGAAATAAGGATCGTTTTCCTTAACAATCCAGGACTCGGCTATAAAGCCTTCATCAGGTTGAAAGTCGTGTTGCCTGTCAACCTGCTGAGTGCGTCCCTCTTTCATAAATGTGTAAGCCATCTTTTCGATTTCGGGAGCTGTCATTATATCGCCCTGGGTGTCAACTTCGTCCGGTGAATAAACGATACCAAAGACCATCTGTTTTTCTTCATCGGTCTTTGCGATGGCTATATCCTTGCTGAAAGTCGGGTTCTCATTACCTTCCGCACTCTTCCAAATAATCTGTTTTTTATTTGCACCCTCTTTTACAAGAGAGATAAACGAGACTTGAACATTTTTAAGTAATCTTTTAGCTTTCAACGAAAATGCTCCTGTTAGATTTTTTTAATTATTCGCTCGACATATAATATACTAAATATTACTGTAGGGTTACTGAACAAAATGACAGTAAACTAAAAGTAATTTCACAAGAAAGACTATATTATATATTATATTCTTTCTTTCTTTTCTTTCTTTAATAGTGGTTGATTTTTCTGTTTTGTTGGTTAGTTGTTGGTTGATTTGCTGGTTGATTTTCAAATCAGAGGGCGTTATAAGTTGTTTATAATCCGTACTTTAGATTGCGTGTTTTGTTGGTTGATCTGTTGGTTGATTTTTGGCCTTTTTTTTAATTTTGTTGGTTAGTTGTTGGTTGATTTCAGGGTAAGCTATAGTCCTGAGCTTAATAAAATCAAGGATTTAGACTGTGTTTTTTGTTGGTTGGCTGTTAGTTTGTTTTGGGTATAACACGGTGTTAACACGAGCTAACACGGGCTAACATGACATAAAAAAAGCCCGGATCCGGGTCCGGGTTTACTTCTTGTTTAATTAACGGATCTTAAAAATCACCAGTCCG